CGATTGTTTAGGGGATGCCTTAGAGTGTTTATGGTGGAGGCGGTGGGAACTGCCCCCACGTCCAAGAAACCTATGTTTCGTCTCTCAACGACCTAAGCATGTTATTTATTATACAGGGTTCTTCTGGAGTGTCAAGAACTTTTCTACGATTGCAGCAAGTTTCTCTCTATCCGCTTTGTGGGTAATGGATGCCTCAGCCAGTTCTGGCTCATAGATTAGATTGGTAGGAACGTTTCCAAAGTAAAAGGACTCAATGAGGTTTTCCACAATGTATCCCATTTCAATTGGAGCTTTATCAGCAGTAATGATAAAGAGCTTATTGCGAACCTCGTCCACGTATATCTCATAAAGATACCTGGCAGTATAGCTTGACATGAGACCGTAAACGTCAATTGGATTGATATCCATATCGTTTATCTTCCGCAGTCTATTCTTGGAAATGAAATAGACTCCATCATCTTTCTCTTCCACGATATCATCAAAGACATGTCCATTAGCATGAATACGTCCGTCAATGATTTCCGTCTTAAAAAATCCGTTGATTGGTTTGCCTAAGAATAGTGGATTGAAGTTTTCTGTGTTGAATGATAAACTTGATATAAACACAGGACCACCAATCTCGGTGCATCCAAATATGCTTTCGATCCTTCTTAGATAGCCTTCTTTAACAGCAGGCACCCAGTATGGATCGATAAAGGATAACATCATGATTGTTGTGTCTGGCAGTTTGATGTTACGAGCATACATCGTATCAAGCAGCTTTTCAATGACACTACCAGATGAACAGATGATCCTAGTCACCTTTTGCTTAACACAGATGTTAAGGAAGTCTATTCTAATCTGACTGGTTGGATCGATCATTCTCATAAAGTAATGAGACTTGCATGTTGCTAAAGCGGGCAACAAAAGAGTTATCATGCCACCATGATTCAGCGATGCAAGATGCATGATTTTATCATCATAGACATAACCCAAATCGGTGCGATTGGTTATACACAAATCAAACAAATATCTATGCGTATAGGTCACAAGTTTCGGATCGTCGACAGTGCCGCTGCTGGTGCAGCAGAATAGTTCATCGTCGGGCTTAGCCAATATCGGCGTTGTTTCTTCTGTTCTGAATGTTTCGCTTAAAGCATCCCATTCCAGTTTACCAAACGCTATCACATTCTTGGAGTTGTCTCTATAGTGACGAATAGCCAGAGACATTCTGGGATTGCTTAGATACGATGAAAGGTAGATGAAATAGTCAAGAGGCAAATGTGCATTGCTCTTAGGACTCTGACATTCCTTTTCATTGTTGGGTCTGTGTAGGATCACTACCTTCATACCCAATTCAAATGCAGCAAAGATCATGGCATAATAGTTTATCTCGGCATTGTCTATACCAAAACCGATCTTATCACCTGGCTTTGCTCCATGTGACAATAACTTGATCTTCCAATAATTGATAAACTCACATAGATCACGCTTGCTATAAGTTTTGAGACCTACAGTAGCGTTCTCTATGTGAATTGTCAGATCGCTGTTTAACCAATCACGGGTTATCATTCTTTAGGTATCTCGTTTTCAAAATCTTCTAATAAAGGAGTTGGTGGTTCCTTAGTTGCAGGGGCGACTAGTTGTGTCCCGTATAATGCACTTACCGACGGTCGCCACAAGGCAACCAGACAAGCCCAAACTAAGAAACACCAATGCGATTGCTAGATATACTTTTCTCATAGGTTTCTCTCCAATCTAAATGTTTTAATCTTATTCGCTAACTCTGGCATGTAGTCCTTTCGATCACGGACAAACACCTGAGGTTCTTCATGATCAACCGATATCAATACCACAATTTGCTTACACTGTATGCCTGTCATTTCCTCATACATGAGAGAGTAACAGGTGCATTGTTCGAAGTATCCTAGGATCCAATCTTCTCTCTTAGGCTTCAAAGAAGTCTTGAAGTCAATAATAGAAGGGATACCATCATACTCGGCAATGCAGTCAACTTGACCAGCAAGACCGATTGTTTCGCTATAGAGCATAGTTTCCAGATAGTGAACATTGTCAATCCTATCAACCACCGGACGCATATTCAGAAATGCATGTTGCATGTCTGGCATGACATTCTTCTCTGTCAGGAAGCCTTCCTGATTTGAGAGATAAGATTCCATAATAGAATGGAACTTTGTACCTCTAGTGCTTGCTCTTTGGCTAATGCGGTTCGCTTCCTCTTCGCCAACTCTTTTCCTCCACTTTTGGATTGAGTCTCCTTTAAAGTGGCTAAGGAACGTTGTGACCGATGGTAATTTTTTACCAGTTGGCGAAACATAATATCGTTTTCCATTATATTCTTCTCTCTTTAGTTCGCATAGAACAGGACTGACATTTATGTGAGTAAACTTTTTCAACAGCCGGCATCGTCAACATCAAAATCGTCAACGTCCTTTTTCTCTTGAAGCTGCTTTGCCCAATTGCCAAAGAAGCCCTCTGCATAACGCAGATCATTACCTCTTGCTTTGATCAGGAAAGCATTTACGGTCATTGATGCACCATGACGCTGATCAAGAGGGATATTGTTGGTTGTGATTGTTCGAAACACATGCCCGAGATAGTCTAGGCATTGTTCCTTGTCAGCCTTGTGATTTCTCTTTAACTCGGCGATTAAGAGATTGATATTTTCTTCCACTGGATTCATGATATACTCCTTGGTGTGGACAATAGTATATAGTAGGGAGCCGAGAAAGTCAACCCGGCTCCCTAATGTCTTATAGACCCATTTCAGTTTTCTGAATGATATACTCTTTGACAACACCAGAGCGAACGATATCCTCGATGCCAAATTCAACATGATCGAACGAAGGCATACGGCGAGTAATGCTCATTAGTTCTTTGATACCTGTCTTTTCATGTGGCTTGTGTAGATCGGACTGGCGATAGTCTCCACAGAATATGATCTTGGAGTTATTGCCGATACGTGTCATGACAGTATCGATTTCCTGGAACGTCATGTTGTTACACTCGTCCACAATGATGATACTGTCATTGAAGGTCATACCACGTAGGAATGAGGTTGTGGTAAACTCAACCAATCCCTTTAGCTTTAGTATGCGCCAACCATCACCACGACCAAAAAGGTCATCACAGATTTCCTGATAAGGTTGTTCGTAAACTTCCGCTTTTTGTTTCTCGGTTCCTGGTAGAAAGCCCATGTCTCTGGATGGAACTACGGAGCGGATGATAACAACCTTCTTATATGTCTCGTAATGTAATACCTCTCTTAGTGCTAGATAGGACGACAGAAACGTTTTGCCTGTTCCCGCATAACCGTGTAGCATTAGATTAGAACCAGCTTCATATGCGTCCCACACTCTTTCTTGATTTATGGTTAGAGGTTGAATGTGGCGCAATTCAAAGTGGTTCTTCTCTGCATGATTTTCATGCTGTTGATTGTTACGGTTATTTCTTCTATTCTTGCGTGACATATATTTACCTTTATCGTTTTTGTTGCTGGTCACGTTATCATAACAAAAAGAGGTCGATGCCTTTTTACGGGCACGACCTCTAAACTTTTTAGATGGTATCTTGTCGGACAGGTTAAATCTCCTTAGGAATATCCCAACGCTTTGAAGCGACGGCATCAGCCTGAGGAACAGCGGACTTGACACGACCGAGAATGTATTTCTGAAAATCTGCTGGAGGCTTTGTTACGCCGATGTTGACAGGATCGACCATCGTGAAATTGCGTAGGACTTGCTGTAGCTCTGGATGGTTCTTTTCATATTCGTCACGCTCAGCAATAGACATGGTGTTGGTAAATTCCTCACCAGTCTCTTTGTTCATCCATGTGTAGTTAGGCATTATGACTTTCCCTTTGGATCATAGGACTTATTATTCTTTAGTCCACCGTTCATTTGAGCGCCTAGAAAATGTGGCGCACTCAATAGCTTTTCAAGTTCCGGATGGTTCTCTAGAAACTCGTCCAGTTCGGAGATTGACATAAAAACGTCAAACTCCTCACCCGTGTGTTTATCACGAAAACTATATGTTGGCATTGTTACTCCATAATCCACTCTGGCGGCTGGCGGTTCTTCCATGCATGAAGATGTGCCTTGCCTACCTTGTAATAGTTGCGATAGTTGGTCACCGCATCGTTTGATATGATGTATTTAGCATCCATGCAACTTGGAACAGGTGTTCTATTGATTAGACGTGGAATATTTTTTGGAAGTTGATTTAGTGCATCTAGAAGACCGCTTTGTTCCACTTTGTGGATCTTGCCGTATCGATATGTGTATTCTTTACAATGTTCGTTCAGATACGACCAAAGCCACGTGTAGTTTCGTGCAGATTCACGCACCCACACTGCACACGGATGATTGACATGGGTAGCACTGTAAAGGGTGTAATCTCGTATGTCAGGAAGAATCCACACTTTCTTACGGCGACCTGATGCAGAATGTCCGACGCCTTCGATGCCATCAAGCAAACGATGGGCAGTCGATAGCAATTGGGCACTCTCAAGGATCATCTTGACGCAATGCTTATCAACTGCCCACTCAGCACATACTTTGGGGTCGCTGTGGATATAAAAGATATTCATACGTAACGATCCTTCAGGAAGTTTTCCATATAGTGACGGATATTTGCAGCGCCAACAGGATTAGCACTGTGAACATTATACGAGAAACCATCGAGGTTGTCAAC